TTTTGCTTGAGTATGATTCCAAAACAAAGGTTCAGTAATATGAGATGACTGAACAACCGCTCTTTCAACATTTCCAACTAACTCACGTTGTTCAATAGCACCCTGACGTTGTTTTGAAACACCAGAAATCTCACCTACCATTTCCTCAATTTTGTTCATTAACTCAATGTACTGTCTAATTACATTATCCATAGTTAAATCAACTGACCCAATCTGATTAAAAACAGCTGCTTTACCGCCTTCACGACCAGGAATATCCCAACCTTCCTCGTAAGGATTAACAAAATTGACCCCTACAGAAGTTAAATAGTGTAACCATTTGTTAACATCGACTCCTTGAGACTTAGGTATTTGAGTAATATCCATTGTTATTATTTTACCTTTATCTCTAGCCAAAGCTAATTCTAATCTATACCACAGTATAATATACATATATTGCAAAGGCTTCATTATATTAACAAGCGATCTGCCTTTAGAATTAGTATCGCTATACCTAACCCCGGTATATGGAAGTTTTTGAGAATTTGGATTATCTATAGAAACGGTTTGATAAGATATAGGATTAATACCTACGTATATATCTTTACCTATTCTATAACCTTCCCAAACTTCTACAACCCAATCCCAATCAACTTTCTCGTCTGGAGCAGCGACGTAATTTTCATCGACTACAACCTCATCTTCTTCACCGTTCTCATCAGTTTGAGTTATAAAACCAATTTTTTTGAAAGACTTCCATGTTGCATGCCATACGTTCAAATAAGTACCTTTTAAATCAGCTTCATCTCCAACTCCACTGGGTGGCATATTTCTGTAAACAATTCGGTTGAAATCAGAACCAGCAAAATTTTTATTTGAATCACCGTATGCCATCTTAAGAATATCATCTAGATCTTTTTCAGTTAACATACCGTAAAATCTATCATAAATAGCAGTTGGAGTCATAACCATCTTACGCAATGCCCAATCACCGTCTTCAGTAAATTCCAAATCAGGATCTCGATCACAACTAAAATGTAATGGATTAATACGTTCTAACACAGGTTCACCGTTAACAATACCCACAAAATAAACTTCTTGTCCACCTATTAATCCGTCTTTCCAACCCTTTAAAAATTCATTATCTAAATTCAATGCTGAAGTTAAATAACTTAACGTAAGATGTGCTGTACGTTCAGCAGGATTGTTATATTTATTTTTAATTGTATCTTGTATTTCAGCTAATATTTCATCAACATCGCCTTCAAATTTTCCACCCTCTAGCTCAACTCCCAAACGTTCCATTACATGACCAAAAAGCATTTGTTTCGCTTTGTCTTCCAAAAACGATACGGCTTCTTCATTGGTTTGATACACAAGCATATTAAAAGGTCTTTTACTTTCTTCACCTACCAATAGATCTATTTTAGGTCTAATGATATTAAAATTCTGTAGAGCTGCAGGAAACCCATCCTCAACTTTAAAAGGATCAGTTACATAATGCAAGTCCTTTTCATTAAAAACACTGTTATAAAGATCATAATCTATTTTCATAAGCTCTTTAATAGAATTACCGCCTATAAAACTATCCCCTTCTCGGCCTATAACAGCATCAACACAACTTCTACGCCACGATTTTCCTTTCTTTGAAATTGAAAGTTTTTGAATCGGAAATACTGAACTGTGACTGTCAAAACTTAACATAGTAATTAAATATTAATAAATAATGGTATTTCTTCTTTTTTAAAAAGAGGTTCTGGAAACAAAAGCCTCTTCCTGTTTATTTCTTTTTTCTTTTTAACATGAAGATAATGTAATTGTTCTTTATAAACCATTAACATCATTAATGCAATAACCCTATCAAAGTTCCCTTCATCATTATATGATATTAATTCCTCTAATAAAGGCTCTGACATTATCCTTGTTAAATGTTTTCTACCAGGCTCAAATTCTTCATTTAACCAATCGCGTACTTTAATTTCAGCCCAGTCTTTAATTCCTTTAACCACATGAATACCTTTACGCCTATTCACACGACTATCTTTGATAATTTCGTTTATAAAATCAGGTTGATCTGTCAACAAATAATCACAATGCCTATTCAAAAAATAAGGATAAATACCCTTACGTTCATTTTCAAACAACAGCAAAGCATTATAATAAACTAATAACTTCCTAACATTTTCATAATATTCATCAGCTGTATCAGGACGACCTGTATATTCAGCTACTATAATATCATGATAAGCTTCAAAACTTTGAAACCTTTTATATATGAAAGTAGAACCTAATGATTCAGTAGATGACGCTTTATCATGATCATAAGGATCACACCCGCCTATATACAAACCATAAGGCGGATCATCAATAGGATGTTCCCATATTACAATTTGACCTGTTGTGTCATCGTCTTTACTTATCCTGTATGATGTTAAATCTTTTGGCTTAACAGCTTGGTACCATTTTACTTCGCCTTTTTCATTCCATTGTAAATCTCCAACCTGTTTAAAATTCTTAAGCTTTTCACTATTTCGAATCATAGCTAATTGTCGAATTAACTCTTCTTTTGGAAAAATATTACCACTAATCTGTAAGCAAGCTTCTATTGGAGTAAAAGGATGTTCTGCAATATACCTATCAATTGCATTTCTATTACTTGCTCCTTTTAATACTTTTTGTCTTAACTTCTCAGAATATTCCCTGGCTATTATTTTGTTAGTATTTCCATCCTCGTCCATCAAAAGACGACCTTCATCATCAGTACCATACATATTGACATAGTCCGGTACAAAATAACCACTAGGTTTTGTTGCACCTTCGTCCCATATATTTTCTAAAGGTAAAGCGTTGTAACCATTTGGAGAATAAAACAATTCTTTTAAACCTTCGTAATCATTACTCTCCGTTCCACCAGTTCCAAAACAAACCATCAATCCATATGTCACACCACTTGATTCAACATAAGATTGAGCAATTTGCCACGCTTGTAACAAACCAGGAAATTTACCTCCTTCTTCGTAAAGTATTAATTTACCTCTTTTACCTCTGTGTTTTTGTGGATCATTCTTAAGACTGATTCCAATGATTTCTGACTTATAGCCTTTCTCAGTTTTAGTACCATCTACATCAACAACAAACGAAGCTCGTTTGTGTATTTTTGTATCGAAGCGCTGGCGCTTCTTTGTCCAAGCCGTGTGTTGATCTACAAAATCCATAAAGTCCCACGCCTTGGTAAGAATTCCATCCTTCGTCAGAAATTCCATTTCAGAAGCTATTGCATAAGATTTTGATTCTTTAACTAGGAAAAAATTACGACAAAGCATTGAACCATTCTTAAAACTAAATCCCTTAGCTCTAGCTTTTATGATCACTAAATGCTTGCCTTCGTACTCAGCATACTCAACCATATGGAAATACTCATAATCTGAATCCCAAAAATCTGGAAAATCTCTAACACGTTTATGAATTGTACGTTTTCGACCACGTCTGTCAATTACTTGTTCTTTCCTCAATAATAATATTGGACAGTAATTTAAATAAAAATAATGATAACCGGTTATACGATTACCATCAAAAGCAGTATATCCTTCTAAACACCGTTTAGTTTCTTCGTCCCAATAACTCTTGTATGCAGTAGTACCTTTAGGTGCAGAAGTATAGTAATCGTATTTCTGAAAATGCAAAGCAGCTTGTCTGTACTTATCGGTATTTTTATGTTTCATAAGCCCCTACTTCACTTCCTCCACGTACAGCGGCACTTTCTATACGTTCTTTTTTTACTTGATTTTCCAATACAATTAAAGATCTAACAAGATTACCAACCATTGCCAAAGTCGCTACTAATTCTCTTGCTGAATAAATAGGTTTACCTTTATCATCAACTTTATCAAAATCTACGTTTTCAAAATAAATAGCCAACTTTTCTGCTGCAATTTTAGAGCGTTTTAACAACCTTGTGTTAGTAGTTTCCTGAAATTCTTCATAACGCTTAATTGCCTCTTTAACTAAACTTGTTTCTTCCCAATTTACATTATTAAAAACATCCTCTTTGATACGTTCACTTCTTTCTTCTTCAGCAAAATCACGATAAGGTGAATCAAAATCACATAAAAATACTATATACTGAATTTCTTTTGTAGCATTTTCTTTTGTTCTATTCTCATCAGCTTCCCATATTGCTCTAAAAGGAGCCAAAGCTAATGCTTGAGAATTAAGTTTTATTTCGCCTTCTACAATATTGAATAGTTTCATCTAATAATGATTTTACGAAGTTACAACAATAAGGTTACAAAAAAGGTTATAATTCTTTTATACCTCAAAAGTTGCTCTTATAATATTATCAATTTTATCCTTTACTTC